GTCCATCATACCATGGCCGGCAAGTGGAGAGCTAGTTATCCCTTACGGGGATCACTCGGGTGCTTTACCAAGCAGTCCTGCTTTTCAGGGTGCAGAACAACCCTCCCACGCCGGAGTCCTCACGCAGCTTCCCATCCTTCAACCCAAGAACTTACCTCGGTCTCGGGTATCAGAACGTTATGGGCCTTTGCCAAATCGGCCACAACGCCGCGCAGAGGATGATGAGAATACAGTAGCTGATAGCATCGTAGAGCTTCCCTCAGAATTTCGGGTTCCTTGATAAGCAGTGAAAACATGTTCTTGTCAGGGTAAGCTGGCAAGATCAAGTTCTGACTGAACTTAACTCCCATGAACTCTGTGGGGTACCCAGGCACCTCCTGGTACTCTTTCAACGCACAACCACTAGTCTCAACAGCGCTCCAGTAGGCCGATGTCTGTTTCTCTGTCACCATGTCATCCCCTACTACGAAGTACGGCAATCTCTTACCGTTGCTCCTGAAGAGAGATAGGTGATGGATCAACATCTGCCCGATAGAATTGAACACGATGGTCCCGAGGAAACCACTTTTCATGATTCCCATCACATTCTGTCTGAAGCGTCTTTCTCCAACTCGGAAAACACTAGCATGAAACAAAGTAGCAAGTCTCGCATCAATAGCTCTGGACCACAACGGATTGCACTGGATGGTGCGCAGGATTTGCTGGAACCCCTGCACTACCCACCCCTGCATCGTCCAGTCCCAAGCACTCTTGTCGCAAGACTGCGGCTCAAGTATGGTATTTGCTAGAGAACGGTAACCACCGCTCCAAGGGACCCATCCAGCCAAGATAGGGATTTTCATCCTCTTAGCCAGCTCGTCCACTTTCTCCAGCAATCCTCCAAACAAGAACCTATCCACAATGTTGTCTACTAGACCTACACCAGATATGAGTCTCCACCTTTTAGAAGCAGCCTTACTCTTCTTGTGGGGTTCTTTTTTGATGAACAAATTAATGTCATCTCCACCTACAACTCCCTTAGAGAGTCTAGCCAATCTCTCGTGCACCATTCGGTACAACTGGACTAGCATATTGGACTTCTCCAAGATCTGTTTATTGGTGGTGATCCCCCATGACTTGAAAGGGTAACCGGGGCTCTTTTTAGGGTCGACTTCTTGCAAAATCTTCCCAAAGATGTCCCAGCTCATGTAGTCAGGTGCACTGTAGAGTATTCCCAAATCCTGACAAGTCCTGGTCACAACAACCTTGAACTCGTCTAGAGTGGGCTCCACTGTGTTAGCCTCGACCTCACGATATTTCCTCCCATGCCAACATAAAGAGTCTAACAAAGCCGCATCAGTGTCTGGCGGGGCCACATACTGTTCAGCAGGATTTCTTCCCAAAACGTTCACAATGTCGTTCCACCTTTTCGAAACCTCCGGATTTAAGGTATCGAGACTGCCTATTTTGCTGTTGCCGGTGTAGGGACAAGTTTTCTCAACTCTTCCAACTCCTTGTGCAGCCTGGCTTGCCTCTCCTCCTCGCCTGCGCGTTTCGCCTTGGCTTTGGCCCTCTTCAAAGCACTCTTCGAGGTGTTCGTTAAGTACTTCTTTGAAGACGCCAAGACATGCACACTGGCAAGTTCCTTTTCCAGTTGATTCTTCTTCTCGATCAGGCTCTGTTGGTACAGTTTGTCCTTCTGAGAAGCCTCCTTCTGTTTCTCGCGCTGTTGGTGATCCTCTTCCCGGATTTCCTTTAGCTGCTTTTTCAAGCTGCTTATCTGGTCCTCCAGTAAGGTTGTATCGCGTGCGGTTACTTTCGGTCGGACTGACTCTTTCGCTCTCTCGCTTTGGATTGCGAGGAGCTCGTCTCTCAGATTCTGCGCCCGGTCCCCCAGGCGCTTCTGAAAAACCGAATCAAGTTCTTCCAGAGTTTCCACTTCGCCTCCTACCTCCAAGATCTTTCCCACTACGTGAGCCTCAGTAGGGTCGGATGGAATTTCAATGTTACCCATCTTGAGTACCTGATCCTCATAGCTCACAGCGGCTTCAGGGGACTTAAACATCTCATCACCGAGCACTCCCAGTTCTTGAGCATCGTCCTCTTCCATCACCGTGTACTTTCCCCCAGGTAAACACACAACCACTTCTCCTACCAAACCAGGAACCCGTCGATAATCCAGCCCGCGCTTCCTACGCTTCACTAGATCTAGTAGGTAATCCTCAGTCGATTCGCCATGACTTGTCATTGCCTGAACAAAAGTCGCGGCGTAACCGTGGTTCACCAAACCACCTCCGATGTGCAGCCCTGCTAATTTGTCTCCTACGTAGTACCCGCATCCAGACATGCCGCGACGGGTTGAACCCCCATAATGCAGCATACCAAAAGACGCAGGCTCCACATAGCCGAATGAGCGATGTCCTTGAAGTTGTACTATCCCATCATCCAATAAAGGATTTCCTGACGCTTCTGCAAACGTGTTACCGGCAACTGGGATCGGTTTTGCTACCTTTACTCCTAATGTCGACCAGTATTTATTGGGGATGTCCACTATGGCCAAGTCTGTGCTTATTATCCTAAGCTGTCCTTCAAGACCTACTTGCTTGCCGGTTGGACCAATTAGGAAGCCATTACGTGCGCACTGCCACACATGATGTGGCAATACCAGTCCGGCCTCGAATCGTATTCCATAGCCAATGAAGGTCCCTTTTTCATCCAAAAGGGCTACTTGGTCTTGATGGATCGACTTAGTCTCCTCAAGCTTTGAGTTCTTGCGGATGCTCTCGAATTGAAAGTCACTCTTGGTCATCCTGTAGACGCGTCGGCAATCGACGTCGTCCCCAATCATCTGGTAGTCATCTAGAGTTTTCCCTGTCACACTGACACGCCGAAAACGTTGGGACATCAACCTGCCCAGACCTTTCACACACTCCCACAAACACAGGGTCGCCACTACGACGGTGATAATCTCAACAGGCTCCATGGTCCTTGTGATCAAAGAAGTCCACACAGTTTCAGAAAACTTGCTCCAAGGCTAATCCTCAACAACTGCGTGACCTTGAC